CCCAAACTCTAGGCTTCCTTGGTTCGGATTTATACTTCTCCTTCCATAAAGCCCAAGTCTCTTCATCGAGTTTGTCCTCTAAGTTCTCATCCTCTATCTTCTTAATCCAAGTAGAATACGTATGCTCCTCATTCCAAAGCTTGATCTTAGTAGTTTTCTTATTAGCTTCCCTTTCTCCATTCTGGAGTTCACTAATAAAGTAGAGATTAGTTCCCGTGTTGTCAAGCCCATAATCGAATAAAACTCGAAATCTTCCGCTTCTAAAAGGAGGAGCCACCTTATTCTTCTTTACCTCAAACTTAACCCAATGTCCAATTGCAGTTCCAGATGAATTTTCTACTTTCTTGTCCATCTTCAAATAAAGCTGCACCGATGCAAAGAACTCAAGTGCTCTGCCTCCAGAAGTAGTTTCACTCTTATACAACGATCCAATGTTATCTCGAGTTTGATCAATACAGAACAAAGTGGTATTACTCTCCGCCAAAGCAAATATATACTTTCTAAATCCTCTCGACATTTGCTTAGCTCTGGAAGTTCCATAGGATCCATCTTTCATATCTTCTTTAAGTTCAACTTCACTAGGCAAAGCTGTAACACTATCTACTACAATAATCTTCGGATCTATGACTAACTTTTTACCTTTATCTTTAGTAACTATACCTGAAACCCAATTATCAAAAAATGTTTCAATGGTAACTTTATCATCCTTATTCAAATCAGAAATTCTTGGCCACACTTCAAACGTCTTATTATCACTACAATTCAATCCATAGATTTCTGCAAATGCTGGATCTAGAGTGTGTTCAATATCTCCATAATAAGATTTCATTTTTCTTCTTTGAGCGGATCCGCATACTGTTGTGGCTAACACAGTTTTGCAAGTACTCGTTGCACCAAATACGTGAACGATTCTGCCCGTAGGAATCCCTCCTGGGAATCTATTAGAAATAGCAAAATCTAAAACAGAACATCCAGTTGGAAGGAACTCTTTCACAGGAGGGAGATTTACCTTTTTAGAGGTTAGTTTAGTTGTTTCTTCTACTTCATTTGAAGCTTCTTTTGGACTCATTCAATTACCTTTCTAATTACTGACTATCTAAAAGAGCACACCCTGGAAGAATCAGAACGACTAAATGCCCACCATATTCCAATTATCACCTCACGTCTAAATCTTAAACATTGACTTCTAAAAACTACACTTCTCCAACATCATCTTCCTGAGAAATATCTCCCTCATTTTCCTTTTTAGCATTTCTCAGCGCCGTGATTGCAGCTTCACTTTTTTTCCAATCCTCTTGAGGAATTACATCTGTAGAGTTATAAAAGCCGAATACAAACAAGCGAACTTCATCCCTCAACATAGATTTCCTCTGCTCTACTGAAGCCAAGAGAATAGAAGCATCATAGGCAAATTTATCTGCTTCCATTGATTCTTTGATGGCTCCTTGGTACTCATCACTCGTAGTGATAACAGCATCAATACATCCTTCAGTAACTTTACCTACCAAACCAAACGTCTCGGGACTTTTTCTTATCTTCAATGATAAATCTGCTTTGGTGAAGTCAACATGATCTTTAGCTACTCTCGCTTTTGATTTAATCTCAGAAACCCATTCTCCAACCTCATCATAAAGCATAGCTTGTTCAGCACACTCTACCTCTAACTTGAACTGATCAATAGGAAGCTTGGCTTTGAATAACTTTAGCTGATCTAAATAATCTTCTCTCTCTTTAGACTCCATCACTTTCCTCCCTCGCTCTTCGCCTACGATCCTTTACCTCATTCAACTTTGCTTCAACAGAACTCTTTTGCTCTGCTTCTGCACCAGACGAACCTCGAACTCTAGATCTGGTTCTAGTTCCTGAATCCTCAGTAGTAGTCTTAGTTTCCACTTTTCCTTCATCTTCTGCCGTAGCTTTAACTCCTGATAGTGCGGCTTTAACTTCATCATAAGTCGGAACAAGCAATATATCATCAAAGGCTGGCAGACCTGTGTACCAACTCTCTGGGATTGTATCTGTTGAAGTTAAGACAAATCCTATATAATCAGTTCTTTTTCCATCTTGTCGAGTAAATTCAACGTCTCTTCCATCCACCGGATCTGTAGGATCAACTGGTTCTCCTGTTCTACGATTCTTCGACAGATTACACACATTCTTATATATGGTTATTGGACAGTCAAACCACTTAGTCCCTTCCTCCATCGTAGCTTCTGAGGAAGTGTCTACAACGTACATAAGAAATCGTGTACTAGCTGCTAAGTCTTTAATCTCAGGACTTCCTGGATTCTTTGCTTTCAACTCCTTTATATACTCACAAACAGGACAGGGTTTTCCAAACATCCTATCTAAGCAAAGAAAAGTATTGCCATCTGCTCCCACGTTCTGATGCTTCGAAATCTGCATAGCAAAAGCACCCTTTGAGCTGGGAGAAACTATTCGTATGAAATTGTTACCTCCAGCTTCCTTTTTCTTCGTATCATATCGAGCTATCCCTAGCTTTTCCAACTTATCTGTATCTACATAGTTGTAATTAACCCTACTCCCAGAGCTAATCTTTGCTCCATCTTCAATTGCTTTCTTACGACTCTCATCCATTCTTTCTTACCCCACTTTCTTAATATATCTAGTTTACAAAATTTCTTTTTTGTTTTAATTACTCCATATTAAAAGCACACCTAGTATTGCCCAACCAATACCAGTATTTCCATTAGATATGTACATAGACCAAGCTCCTAAAGCACATACTGCTATTGTAGCAATTCCCTTGTTGTTATTTATCCATTTAGAAATATCACTCATTTTTCTCACCTCACTTCTTCTTCTCTACTACTTTCCACAGTTCTATAGCTAACGCAATTACCTGACGACTTTTGAGTTCTCCTCCGGTATCTAAACATCGTTTATTTACATCTGCGAGAAAATCTGCAAGCCCCAAATCCATCAGATGAGATTCATATGAACGTGAAAGCATTTGTTCTGCTATATAATAAAAATTACTCATATCTTCATTCTCCAAAACAGGCTTTAATAACAAGACCGGCCAACTGACTCTTACCTCCATAATATGTATTGGTAGAAAAGATTTCTAGAAGATGTCCTAAATCCTTCACCTCTTTCTCATCCTTACACTTCTTAAGTTTGTTAAAGAGAAATGTTAAGATAGCAGCTCTAACTCGTTCACTATCTTCACTTATCGAAGTAACTATCTCTATTCCTCTCTTCCACTTCTTTCTTCTCTCCTCGGGGTACATAATCAAAAACTTCAATAAATCAAGAATGGTTGAATCCCTTTCAGTTCCACTAACTAACAACTCTAGGGCCTCATCTTCATTCTCTATATCTAGAACCTGCTCCAACGAAACTAAAGCAGCTCTAGGAGATCCTTCACATGTAAATGAAATAGCTTCTAACAAAGTAGCTGAGACCTCCAACCCTTTAACTCTACAAGCTCGTTCAAGAATCTGAACTATTTCTTTCCTTGAAAGAAGATTTACTTCATACTCAGCGCATCGAGTTTTAACAACTGGAGGAATTACAGAGGGATCTGTGGTAGTTAACACAAAATAGCAATGAGAAGGAGTATCCTCCCAAATTTCTAACAATTCATCTATCGCGTCTTTGGTTAACTTATGTGCTTCATTAATTATATAAGTTTTGGAAACCCCCCCAAATGAACTGAACTTAGCTCCCGAAGAAATCTTTCTAGCCTCATCTATACCTCGAGTATCCGCTGCGTTTATCTCATACGTTCCAAGTTGTGAAGAACCAAATTCAACAGCCAGTATTCTAGCGATCGTCGTCTTGCCACAGCCAGAAGGGCCTTTCAGTAAGATTGTGTGCGGTCTTAGCTCGGAAGGCTTTCTTAACATACTGCTAAGAGCACCTATGGTAGCAACATTGCCTACAAGGTCATCTAATTTACTCGGACGTATGGATTGATATAAAGACATCAAACTTTTCCTTATATGCTGATAGTAAATTTAATCTGTATAAACACAAAGATTCCCTTCACGATCAATATAAATTCTCATTTCCTTCCCTTGCTGAATTCCATATGGTCAACCACACTATAAAATCCTCCCTGCCACAGTAACAATAGCACACAAGCATCTGAATCATCATTAACGAACCCTATCTGCAGCACTCCAAAATCAAACAACAATTCAAATATTTCTTTAGTTCTCTCTAAACCCTCAACGATTTTGATTTCCTGAAAGAAGCCATCACCTTTATACAAAAACTTATCTAAACTCCGTTGAAAAGCTTCTCCGAATCCTCCTTCCATTTCTATAAGCTGTCTCAGAGTTCTTGCAGGCCGAGGAGGAAAACTCTCCTCCTTATCATACCAGTTCAGAAGATGCTCTTCCATTTTTTGTTCTGTAATAATATTAAAATTGTATTTGCCCATAATCTTAATTATGCTAGCAGTTTACTATTCACTTGCCAAGTAATTCTACCTTTTCCCCACAAGGACAACAACCAACTACACTTTCCCTTAGTAAAATTGGAACGAACTTGATCTTTCCTAACTTAGGACATATAAAGTCATAATCACCAAGCCCATTCGGCTCACATCGGTGATTATTAGTATATTTT